ATACGTATATAGAGGGACAAGAATTCGGTCCCAGTACGTGGAGCCGCCCGGTTCCATCTTGAAGTGGGCTACGCCAGCCGCCTGTGGTTTGAACTAACCGCGAAAGTCTGGCAATCGGGGCGCTGTGCTGAAAAGTGCGGCGCTCCACACACATGACCTTCATCAACGCACTCGCACTTGTCGTAGAGAAGCTACTCATCCTGCTCTTTGTCGCATGGTTGTTGAAGTGGTTTGCTCTCGCCTGCTTAGGCATCTCGGTACTCATATGGAAAAGATCCTCAACACACTGAAGGCGCTGATCGGCACATTGAATGACGTCTCGATGCAGGTGTGGGCCATCATCATCCTCGTCATCGGAGCCGTTCTGGTCCTCGCGCATCAGGCTGAACATGGCTCGATGGTGGTCGGTGGTGGATTGACGCTGCTGCAGCACAAGCAGGAACAGAAATAGACGAACTAAATCAGGACCGCTCCCGAAGATGGACGGACAGGTCCGCCTGACGGTCCTCATCCCATCCCATGCAGTCTTCATTGTCATTTTTGCCTGTGCTGGGATTGAAGGGAAGATGCGTGACTCTTTCCACTATCCAGAGATCATTGTCGATGACCACTTCATCTCCCCTTCTCGGAACCGCACGCATATAGCGGTCACATAGATGATGCAAGCTGCCCTCGGTGAAGATGACTTTAAGCTGATCCATTGCGATCTCCTTCGATAGCTCTGTTCGAGCGCGAGCGGGCACTGCACAGGCAGTGTCTCTGAGTTAGCTTTGAGCTTTTCGTCGCCCGAAGTCAATGCGCGAAAGACGAAAGTAACCTGTGTAAAAGCGGAAAAACCGGGAAAATACCGAAGAAACCGGCATGGCGTTGGCTCCGAAGTATTGCGACACCGCGATTAGAACGTTGGCAGGCATTCACCGGCCAACAGGACGACTTAGATGGACACCCCGTTCGATGAGCGGGTATAGCAGCCGGGTAGCGGCCAAGTAAGGAATTCTGACCGCATGCCGAGTAAAGCGCACCGCACACTCCTCACGAACAAAAAGAAGAAAGAATTCCTGGAACTAATCCGCAGTGGATCGAGCGTCACGAGTGCCGCACAGAAGGTTGGCATCTCCCGGCGTTATGCCTATGACCTCCGCGAAGCCGACCAGGCATTCGCCTCTGAGTGGGACGAAGCTTGGGAAGACGCTCGCGACCTCGAAAAGGAAAAGCTTGAGAAGGAAGCCGATCGCAGGGCGATGGGCTACCAAAGAGAGTTGAGCTTCAAGGGTCGCAAGACCGATGATTCAGTCACGGAATATAGCGACAACCTGATCATGTTCAGATTGAAACGCCTCGACCCGGCATACAAGGATTCACACAAGGTAGAAGTCAACGTTGGAACCGATCGTCTCGACGAGGTTGCTGCAGCCAGCATGGGCAATGCACTTGAACCTGATACCGACGATGTGCCAGAAAAAGGGTCATCCGCAGAATAGCCGTTTGGCGTGCGGTTCTGACACCTGATCATTGCAACATCTAAACGACCGTTTATGTGGTACGATCTTCAGCATGAGAGCGGCCATATACACACGAGTCAGCCTGTCGGATGGCAGGCAAACAACCGAGAACCAGCGTCAACAGCTCACCGAGTTCTGCGAGCGCATGGGCTGGAAGATCGTTGCCCAGTTCACTGATCACCGGACAGGAGCAACCACCAACCGTCCTGGGCTGACCAGGATGATGACGGCTGCCTCCCGACGTGAGTTCGATGTCCTGGTCTTCTGGTCGTTGGATAGAGTCAGCCGCTCGGGCGCTTTGAGCGTCCTGAACCTGTTCGAACAGCTACGCAGCTATGGCGTCCAATACCGATCTCTGCAAGAGTCCTATCTCGACTCAGCAGGACCGTTCGCCGACGTGTTCATCAGTCTCCTGGCCTCTATCGCCAAGCTGGAACGGCAGAAGATCAGCGAGCGCACCTTAGCCGGTTTGGCGCGAGCACGGAAACAGGGACGTATCGGCGGTCGCCCGAAACGGGAAGCCGATCCAAGACTTACGGCCAGCATTGCGAAGCTGAGGTCTTCCGGTCATTCGATCCGGCAGATCGCCAAGCTGCTAGAGAAGAGCCCGACGACTATTCAGAAGTACGCAGTGTAATTAGTCCCGCTCTAAGGTCTGCTGTACCACCGGTCCGTCGGCCACCACCTCGAATCCGTGTTGTTCGCTATACGTGCCGAACCGTTCGATCGTGTCGTTACTGATCTGGCGATAAACGCTAGAGCACACGGTGCATAGCAGGACAATTTCGTCGCTTCTAAGATTGAAATGCTGAGCTTCATCAGGATCAAGCCCGACCATAGGTGGAAGATTATTCGTTAAATCGAATCTGCAAGCAGCGGTGAATGTGCAACGGTGCATTTGAGAACTCCTTGTGCGATCTTCGATGCAACTTGACCGACAAATCTGCGGTCATTTTTCAACCCGCACTTAGATCAAGACTTCAGCCACCCAACCCGGTGGGCATTCCCATTTCAGGATTCATGTTCGGCCTTGGCTCGGTTCCAGCCTTCCATGAAAGCTGCTGACGGATTCGCGTTCGCTGGAAATGGCTCGCCTTCCAGATAGAACCGGTATCCGTTCCGAGACTCAAGTTCAGCGAGTTCTAATTTGTCGAAATAATCAGCTTCTCTCCATTGCTTTGCGCACATTTGCACCATTATGCACAACTTCTCCCCCAAGGCCCGCCGATTCATTCAGCGGACGCCGGAGAAGGACAAGTTCATCACCATCCTGAGCGGCTCGATCCGCTCGACGAAGACCTGGACACTATCGTCCAAGCAGCTCTTTAAGCTGAATCGGTACAAGGTGAAGGGCCTCAGGCTCCTCATCGGCCAGACAAAGCAGACTGTCCTCGACAACGTTCTTCGGGACATTTTCGATTGGATCGGCCCGAAAGCGTACCGATACAACTCCCAATCTGGCGAGCTTGTCCTGTTTGGGCAGCTCTGGTTGGTAATGGGGGCGAAGGACGAAGGCTCCGAGAAGCAGCTCAGAGGAAAGACGGTCGGCATCGCCGTTGTCGATGAAGCGACCCTGGTCCCTGAGTCGTTCTGGAAGCAGCTCATAGGCCGATGTTCACCGGAAGGCGCGAGAATCTACGCGACCACCAATCCGGACACGCCGCTGCACTACCTAAAGCGGAACTACATCGACAATCCGGAGCTTGCCGCTGACGTCGAGAACATAACGTTCACGATTGACGACAACTATTCCCTGAGTGCGAAGAAGAAAGCCGAAATGCGGCGTCTTCACACCGGGGTGTTCTACCGGAGAAACATCCTCGGCGAGTGGGTCATCGCCGAAGGCGCAATTTATAAAGACGCCTGGTCCGATGCGCTCCTGTTCGACGACGCTGACATGCCTCTGGGCCTGCTCAACGATCGCGTCCACTTCGCTCGTTACGTAGCAATCGACTTCGGTACGATCCACCAGTTCGTAGCGCTAGACCTGGTGGATGACGGCCATACCATCTGGTGCGTTCGCGAGTATGTCTGGGATTCCGCCGTCGAGAATCGGCAGAAGACGAATGGCCAGCTCGCCGACGACCTGGAAGCGTTCCTCAAGGATGCTCCCACGGCAAAGGTGGTAGTAGATCCGGCTGCGGCGAGCTTTAAGGCCGACCTTACGCATCGTGGCATTTGGTACTCGAACGCAAATAACGACGTACTTGAAGGTATTCAGTCCGTAGCCACAATGATGGCCACCGGGAGACTCCGGATAAGCCGCACCTGCACCAACCTGATCGGTCAGATCCACACCTATTCGTGGGACGAGCAGGCCGCCAAACATGGCGAAGAGAAGCCGCTCAAGGTCAATGACGATGCGGTGGACAGCCTACGTTACGGGCTATTTTCGAATATTCCCGCATATCGATTGGCGGCAGCGGCATAAGGACATTTGAATGGCAACCAAGCGGACGAAGAAAGCAAAAGTCTCCGCCGAGGCCACCGACTCATACAGCAACCAGGCAGCGCGGATTGGCTTCGGCACGGCATCGCTGACCGAAGGTTCCGAGTATCCACTCACCCGGTTCAGCAACAACTACCAGACGCTGCTCTCCCTTTACCGCGAGCATTGGCTCGTACGTCGGATCGTAGAAGTACCCGCCCAGGACATGGTCAAAGCCTGGCCGACGATCACCAGCGAGCTAAGCCCTGATGACCTGAAGCTGTTCGATCGCACACTCGCCCGTACAGGCACCAAGAAGGCCCTCCTCACGACTCTGAAGTGGGCTAGATTATTTGGCGGCGCGGGCGCTCTGATCGTCATCGACGGCCAGGAGGATATGCTTTCCGAGCCACTCGATCTGGATTCGATCGAGATCGGCAGCTTCCGTGGTCTGATCCCGTTTGATCGTTGGAGCGGCATCACGCCCACCAGCGGAATTTGCACGGACATCAACCGCCCCCTGCAGTTTGGTCTGCCGGAGTCGTACCAAGTTCACGGACCATCGACGAGCACATCGTTCAAGGTGCACGCGAGCCGCATTCTACGTTTCACCGGGCCCGATATCCCGTCGCCAGAGTTCCAGGCGCAGAGTTTTTGGGGAATCAGCGTTCTTGAGCCGGTATTTGATGAGCTGAAGAAGCTCGACTCGGCATCGTGGAGCATCATCAATCTCCTGTTCCGCGCTCAGATCCTCTCCGAGGTGAATCCGGAACTGGACCAGATGCTCGCAGGCGCGGGGATGAACCAAGCTTCCCTCCGCAAGTTCCAAGAGCGGATGCAACGCAAGAATGAGCTGCTCTCCAACCAGGGACTCAACATCCTCGGCAAAGATGGCGCGCTGCAGTCCAGCACGTATTCGTTTGGCGGCGTGGCAGAGGTTCTGCAACAGCTTC